GGCTGAGCGGATCCTCATAGAGAGACAACCACCCCAAGGCTTTACGAATATTGAGATTCTACTCCACTATATGTTCAAAGATAAGGTTCTATTGATTTCACCCCTGACAATACACGCACACTTTGGGATGGGGCATCTAAACTACGAGGAGCGGAAAGAGCGTGTTCTTGTCAAGATGGGAAAGTATATAGATTTGGATACCATTCCATACGAGAGGAAGCATGATATAGCTGATGCGTACTGTATGCTTATGTATTACAATTTTAAGACGAGTGTTCACTTTTTTGATCGATTTCGTTTGTCTCCTTCTTGAGAATTTCTAATGCGTTGAGGACGTTGGAAAACAGGTTGAAAATATCACCCGTATTTTCATTTTCTATACCATTTCTAATTTTTTCAATATTATATTCAAATGATTCCCTTTCCTTCTGTATATTATTTAGCTGAACTTGAAGTACGTTAATTTTTTGGTTTAATGTATCGGTGGTTTTCTCCATAGAATTGTCAAGTTTTCTAATCTCTTTATTGTAAAGGGTTCGCTGCCTTTCTAGTATTTCAATCTTTACAGTAGACTCGGTCTGTTTAATTTGGTTATTAACCTTTTCAATTTTTTCTTGAACATCTTCCAAATTTACTAGATACGTTTCGTGACAAAGTTCACGCATCCTCATGAGTCTGGATATCTCATTGTAGATTTTACTTTCCATATTGTATTATACTAGCTGCGTTTCTTTAATTGTTTGAAATCTTCAAATATTATATTCAAATGCCCCAATCTATACTGTACAATTCCCCATAGAACGAAAAATAACGTTTTTGTACATTTATTGACATCATTCTCTTCCATCTTGTATATTGGACTCACCAATCTGTGCATAAATGTTTCATCTTTATTTTTCCCTGTAAAGTACATTTCTGCCTGTGTCATTGCGCACGTATCGTCATTCACCGACCAATGATAAAATAAGAATGGTATGAGAATTGAATAAAAGTGGAGATATCTTTTATTATTTGTAAATGGAATGATCAGTATACCAATCAGAAAAAATAGATGAATCAGGAAAATTATATTCATCTATTATATAATGACAGAAGAAAAAAAGATTTCTCGTGAAGAGATGCGTCTGTCATGGACAGATGGCCACGAAAATATACTCAAACAGTGGGGTGAGGCCTCTGCGTGTTACAGGTATATGCATCATCGTGCGTTTTTCATTTACAGACGCTCAAGTATTCGGTTCACTTTACCAGTTATTATACTTTCTACTATAACTGGGACTGCGAATTTCGCCCAAGGTACCTTCCCTGAGAACGTACAGTCGTTCGCTCCCTCTATAATTGGTGGTTTAAACCTAACAGCGGGGCTCATAGCGACTATATCCCAATTCCTCAAAATTAATGAACTCATGGAAAACCATAGAACAGCTGCGTTAGCTTTCGGTATGCTTTCTAGGAACATTCGTCTTATGTTAGCCCTAGACAGGGGGGAGCGTAGCAAGGAGGGTTTAGATTTCGTCGGTGAATGTAAAACGGAGTACGACCGCCTCTTAGAACAATCACCCTCGGTGCCCAAGTCTGTATTGAAGCAGTTTGAAGATGAATATCCTCTAGACAGTGTATTTACCAAACCAGAGATTCTCAATGTGCGTTCAATTCCACTACTCACTTTACCGAGAACGATAGACCCCATTGAGGCAATGACTGCCGGGACCCCCCTCGAAAAAATAGGTAAATTCTTATCGAAAAAGGATGAACCACCCCCCGCAGGATTCTTCGGACCATCTTTAGGTGAAGAGGAAGAGGAAGAGGAAGAGGAAGAGGAAGAATCTACCGAGGGGGAACCTGGAGAAGAGATAGACGTCGAGCAAGGTAGACAAGAATAATAATCATGATCAAATTGGTCAACAAACTACATGCAACATATGGTACAATTTTCCTTTTTAAAGGTTCTACGATACGTTTATGTAGTGCGCTATTTTCAAGTACCAAATCTATCGCTTCATTAGTAAGATCATCAATGGAGTCATTCATTAAGGTAACGCCACAAAAAAATAACACACCTTTGACAACGATTCATCAAAAACATATAGACCTGATACGCAAATATATTAATAGCGGTAAAAACGTGTTTATATGTGGGAGTTCTGGGGTTGGTAAAACCTACATTCTTAAAGAAGTTTTACGAGACACCCGTCATATAGAATTACAAACTGAACACCTGAAACGTAAAACGTATGTTCTTTCGTTTATAAAGACCACGTCGCAACACGCATTCATTGATGATTACGACCCACTATTTAAACCAATCATAGAACAGGTTTCTGATGGTGTCCCAGTCACACGCGGATCTCTTATAGTAACGACAACAAATATGTGTATGTATCCCAACTTTGAGACGGTCTTTATTCCAAAACATAAACCCGAAACTTTGTTGAGATTGGCAGATAGTTCAGATACCAAAGCATACAATGCAGCTGTGCGTTCACAAGGAAATATTAGAAACTTTTTCACATATCTGGAGGGCTACGATGAAATGGATACATTTCAAACACCCAAAGAATTTATATCCGACATACTATGTGATCCCAAACCGATTCAAATATATGACAGTATAAGTGAACATGGTCACATGTGGGACATATTCCAAGAAAATTACCTAAATTCAGTGGGTGTAGACACTGTAGCTACCTCCCATTCCTTTTCAAACGCAGATTATTTTGATAGTCACATTTACTCCTCTGGAAACTGGAACCTCATGCCATACTTTGTTCTCAGTGCCTTGACAATACCCAAATACTATTTGGGTGAACCCCTTTTAAAGAGTGCTATTAGACCGGGGAGTTGTTGGACCAAACATGGAAATTATAAGATGAGAAAACAGAAAGTCAACGAAATCTACAAAAAATCTGTGGGTGGTTTGGGAGTTGATGAACTGTGTTTGTTAAAGTTGTATGCTGAAAAAGGAAACTTGGAGCCCCTCATTAAGTATAAAATAACCCCACAGGATTTCGATGTTATGAATCACCTTGCAGTTGGAAATGGCTTAAAATCAAGAGACGTCACGAGAGTAAAGAAAGCCTTGAAGAATGCATACGAACGAAGATGATACAGATACTGAAACCGAAGAATGTGTCCGGGTCGTAGGGAATGAGATTCTCTTCTACGGAACTATTGATCGAGATAATGCTATGGAATTCGTTGAGAACTTCAAAAAACTTGAAATAGAACTTCTCAAGAAAAAGGCTGAACTTATCGGATACGAACCAGAGATCCGCGTCCACATCATGAGTGAAGGTGGTGACATATTTTCAGGCTTCAACATGATGAATGTTTTGGAAAGTTCCCGCGTGAAGGTTATCACCATCGCACAGGGGTCGTGCTGTAGTGCGGCAACATTTGTCCTACTTGGTGGCTCCGAGAAACGAATGGGTAAGGATGCCTATATCCTCATTCACCAGATTTCCACCGAATTCTGGGGCAACTTCCAAGAACTCAAACATGAACTCAAGTCATCTGAAAAGTTCATGAAGAGAATCAGAAAGATGTATCTCTCCAAGACTAACATCCCCGAAAAGAAGTTTAAGCGTCTAATGAGGAAGGATCTATACCTCACCCCCAGTAAGTGCCTCAAATATAAGATTGTCGATCGCGTTGACTAATGTTGACGGAACGCTTATAGAGACCCAAAACACACAAAACTATAAAAACGATACAAAATGTATTCACATTCATAGGGACAGATGTGAATTCTGGAGGCCTAAGTCGTTCCATTCTACCATAATTTACAACTGGTATTTCAGACATCTAATTAAAGTTGAGAAATTAAATATGACTACAATGGAACGACTTATCAGAAAAGACAAAAATGGTCGTGAGAGATTCACTGACATTCGGGTCGAAGACCTCGGAGACGGAACCGCAGACATTATCAAAAGCACTGGTGTGGTCGGGACTGATAAAGCTGCATTTTCTAGGACCAACGTCAAGACTGGCTATGAGAAGGCGTGTGCCCGTGCTCAGACCATGTGGAACAATGAGCACATCAAGGGTGTCCAGGTGATGCCTATGTTGGCCAACAAATGGGAGGAACGCCACAAGTACATCTCCACCCCCTTCTACGTTCAACCCAAACTGGATGGGGTTCGCCTCCTCGTTTCCAAGGATGGCTGCTTTTCCAGAACCGGTAAACCCGTTAAGGGTCTGGATCACCTCAGTGATGGACTGAGGGAGGGGGAGTTCTTAGATGGAGAGTGCTACGCACCCGACATGACGTTTGAGGAAATCACAAGTATGTTCAAGACAAACCCCACCAAGTTGAACTTTTACATATTCGATTACTTTGATCTCGAACGTCCCGAACTCACGTTCGAGGAGAGGATGGATTGTGTCAGTGTCGAAACCAAACTCCTCAAGAAGAAGTCTGATGTGGAAAAGTGGCACGATCACTTTGTTGATCAGGGCTACGAGGGTATCATGATTAGGGAACCCTCCAGCACCTACGAAGTTGGGAAGAGGAGCAATTACCTCCTAAAGTTTAAGAAATTTCAGACGGAGGAATACGAAATTGTTGGGGCCAAGACGGGGCATGGGAGGGATGCCGATGCCGTCGTTTGGGTGTGTAAATTAACCAACGGTCGAGAGTTTAATGTCAGACCCGAAGGCACAATCAAACAAAGAGAGGAACAGTACAGGGATAGGAAGAAGTACATGGGTAAAATGCTCACCGTTAGATTTCAAAACCTAACTGACCTGGATGTACCGAGATTCCCCGTTGGTGTGGTAATTAGAGATTATGAATAATGTTGTAATAGATAAATGGCTCGTATCGCAATTGATGTCGATGAAGTTTTAGTCAATTTCCTTTATCCAATGGCTCGATCTAGAAGACTTGGAAAACCAAAGAAACTCAAATACAACTACGTGTACCGCGAAATTTTCGATATAACTGAAGAGGAATCTCAGGAGTTTGTCAAAGAGTTTTACAACTCCC